AAGATCTAGAATTGTACTTAAAGACCTTAGATAGTATAAAGACACAAGCTCGTGCAAACGGCTTTACAGACTTCCACTTTAGTTTTAGCGGTGGCGAACCTACAGCATATAAATACTTTGGAGATGTTATTGATCATTATTGTAATGATAGTGATCCTGAATATCAGAGTATACATATGACTACTAACTTGTCACCAGGCAGTAAATGGTGGAATAGGTGGTTAGAATCAACAAGCAAACTTCAGCGTAGAAGTATTACTGCAAGTTATCACGCAGAGTTTGCAAACGAACAGGAGTTTGGAGATAAATGTCTCCAATTAATGAATAATGAAACGTTTGTTACAATCAATCAAGTTATGGTTCCAGAAATGTTCGAAGAGCTTTACGAACGCTTGGAACGCTTTGCCGCCAGAGGCATTAGCGTTACTCTCAAGCCACAGTCCGATCCTACCGCCAGCTACGTGGTACATGGATATACCGAAGACCAAATACGAAGAATGCGAGAAGGATTCCCCCAAGAATGGAAAGGCGAACAAGTCGCACAAATCCTACTCAAAGACGCTCAAGGAATAGAGTACGAGTTAGATCAAGCAGAACGCTTTAATGCGTTTGGCTTTAACAAGTTCAAAGGATGGTCCTGCAATGCAGGCTACCAAGGAATTGTAATACGTGAAAATGAAATAAAACGTAGTTACAGTTGTCACGAAGAGCCACTTGGCACACTCACTGAAGGTTTTAAAATTTTTGATACACCACGTAAGTGCGTTACACCTACGTGTGTAAGTAGTGCTGACAGTAAAATACCAAAGAGGAAATTATGAAGTTTGGAATATTAGGATACGGGTATGTTGGTAAAGCAACACATCTAGGTTTATTAAACAACCAAAAGTGTATTGTTCATGATACTATATTTGAATCTGAAAGATCAGTATTAAAAGATGCTGGGACAATATTTGTATGTATACCAACAGAAACACAACAAGATATTAACACAGTTATTTCTGAAATAGCTCAAATACAAGAATTTAATCCTTCTGCAATATTTGTAATTCGTAGTACATTACCGTTAGGAGCATGTGAACGTATTCAAAAATATGTTGGTAATATAATTTATATGCCAGAATTTCTACGTGAACGTTATTGGGACACAGATTGTTTAAAACGTCCTTTAGTTGTAGGGTGTGATAACAAAGAATTGCCGCAGTGGTTATTAGATGAAGAAATTAAACTATGTTCTACGCAAGAGGCAGAGCTTGTAAAAATGTTTTCAAATAACTTTGCAGTAATGCGTATTGCATTTGCTAATGTATTTTACGATCTAGCAGAAGACGTTGGCGCTGATTACAGTAAAATATTAGATATGTATTTAGATGTACAACAAAATCAAACATACATGGAAGTTCCCGGGCATGACGGCACACGGGGGTTCGGCGGCAAGTGCTTGCCTAAAGATTTAGATTTCCTTATTAACACCCTTGATGAAAAGGGTATTGACCAAAATTGGTTTAAACACATTAGAGAGTTGAATAAATGTTGGACAAAAAAGTTTTAGTAACAGGTGCTTGCGGACTAATTGGAGCAGAGTTGTGTAATCAATTACACGCTCAAGGATATTATGTAGTTGGTATTGACAACGAATTTAGATATTCATATAGACCGCAGTCACAAGAATTTATATCTGCTAATATAGAAAAATATTTGAGTCAAATAGATAGCAACTTTGATTATATTTTTCATATGGGAAATATAAATGGTACAAAGTATTTTTATGATATTCCAAATAAGTTAATACAAAATAACATAGAAGCCGACTTTGCAGTATTTAATTATGTCAAACAGAACCCTGCCTGTAAGCTAATATACGCTTCATCTAGTGAAGTTGTAGCAGGAGATGACATATTGCCTACTCCAGAAACAAAAGACGTTAAGATTAAAGATATACATAATCCTCGTTGGAGTTATCGTTTAGGTAAAATAGTAGGCGAAAATTATTTAATGAACAGCGATCTAAATTTTTTAATTTTACGTTTTTTTAATATATTTGGACCTCGAAGCGGCTCAGGACATTTTGTAAGAGATATACTAAACAAAATAGATAGCAATGATTATACACTAATTGGTGCAGACGAGACTCGTAGTTTTTGTAGGGTAGAAGATGCAGTTGAAGCAATATTAAATATCTTTGACATTGCATCACAAGACATAGTTAACATTGGTAGTGACGAAGAAATTACTATTAAAGAAGCCGCAAATTTAATTGCAGGAAATACTATTGATTGGATTTGCATAGACGGCAAAGAAGGCAGTGTAAAACGCCGTAAGCCTGATATATCAAAACTATTAACATACTATCCGCAGTTTAATCCACAGCAGTTCAAAGACGCAATATCTGACTTACAGGAGCAATAAATAGGTATATGAAAGTTGATATTGAAGATGTACTTTTTTGGATGGATGCTATTCGTAATAGCAAAGATCGATATCGTACATTAGAAAGTTTTTGGAAAGGTCAAGTAAGAAGTAAAGTTTGGGTTGCAGAACAATTACCTGCCTTTGTTCCGGTACGTCCGTTAACTATTATAATTTATGGAGGATGGAATGGCGTGTTGTCAAACATTCTATTTAATAGTAAAATAAATGTTGAACATATTACATCAGTTGACATTGATCCTACTTGTGAAGAAATAGCATGTACTGTAAACAAACGTCAAGAAATGTTAGATAAATTTGAAGCAGTCACACATGACATGTGTAACTACGTTGCAGGAGCAGATGTTGTAATTAATACAAGTTGTGAACACATAACACAAGAGCAGTATGATCAATGGTTAGATAATCAACCTGACAATGCAGTTATTGTATTACAGAGTAATAACTATTTTGAACATAAAGAACACGTTCGCTGTTCTACAGATTTAACGGATTTTACACGTATGAGTAAAATAAAGCCTTTTTATAGGGGAACATTAGATACACCAAAGTATGAACGCTATATGATAATTGGGAAGAAAAAATAATGTCTGACTTAGACAAATATACATCAGCAATAGCCAAAGCATCTGGCAGTGAAACATTTTGCATTTTGCCTTGGATACATTTTGCTACTAGGCCCAATGGCGATATGAGATTATGTTGCTCATCAAATGCTAGTGGTGCAGGCGAAGACCACGAAGTAGGCTTAGTTAAGATGGAACATGGCAAGCCTGCAAACTTTGGCAGAGAAACACCTATGGAAGCATGGAATAATGACTACATGAAAAGTGTAAGAACAACTATGCTTGAAGGTAAGATACCTGCTAGTTGTCGAAAGTGTTTTGAAGAAGAATCTCGCGGAGTTGCAAGTAAACGTGTTTGGGAAAGTTATACTTGGATGGAAGATGGTGTAGACATTCCTGAATTAATACGCCAAACTAAAGAAGATGGCACAGTGCCTGAAAATTTAAAATATTTAGATTTACGTTTAGGACATACTTGTAATATTAAATGCGTTATGTGTTCACCGCATGATTCAAGTAAGTGGGTAGCAGATCATAAAAAACTTATTCCTGTATTACAAGACCCAGAAGTAAAAAGACAAATGCAATGGGATAAAAAAGAGTTTAATAATAAGTGGCACGAGAAAGCATCTTTTTGGGATGAAATGTATTCACAGATACCAAATTTACGTCAAGTTTATTTTGCTGGCGGCGAACCTTTAATGATTAAAGAACATAAAATGTTTATTGAAGAAATTATTAGACAAGGGTATCAAGATAAGATATTGTTACGTTATAATTCAAACGGCTTATTAGTTGATGATGACTTGATAGAGCTATGGTCAAAATTTAAAAAAGTTAAATTTGCTATTAGCATGGATGCAAGTCACGAGCGTGATGAATATATACGCTATCCTACAAACTTTGAGACGGTAGAAAAAACTTTGCATTTGCTCGATAACACCCCCGATAATATACAAACAAGTTTAGCAACAGCAATACAAATATTCAATATAAAACATTTGCCTGATTTTATGAAGTGGAAACTTGAAAGTGGATTTAAAAAGTTAAATGTAGGTGAAGTTCCAGGCGGCGTTCAAATGGGCGGTGGACTAGTTAATATGCACTTACTATACATTCCAACATTTCTTAGTATACAAATACTACCAGAAGAGGACAAGCAAGAAGTTAAAGAACGTTTTATGGATTTTAAAGATTGGCTTTGGAATAACTACAGACAAGATGACGAATATTGGAAACATAATCCATATGGGTGGAAACGTTGGGAAGCAGTGCTTAATCATATGAATGCACAAGACAACAGTCATTTATTGCCAGGCTTTAAAGAGTACACAAACAAACTTGATGCTATACGTGGACTATCGGCAGCCAAAGTATTTCCAGAGTTAGCACACTTGCTATGATTAAACAAGTAATAAACTCACAAGATCCTAAAACACTTCGTATTGAATATATGATTGGTAATACTTGTAATCACAAGTGTTGGTATTGTTTTAAAGGCTCAAATGAAGGTGAGTTTAGATGGACTGACGATTTTGATGCTACTACTAAAAACTTTTTTCATCTATTAGATCATTATAAAAAATACGGCAAAGAGAGATTTGAAATACACATTGTAGGCGGCGAACCTACACTATGGCCTGAATTAGGTAAGTTTACAAAACTTCTTAAAGAAAAATATAACTCTTGGGTTAGTATTAGTACTAATGGTTCTCGTACATTAAGGTGGTGGGAGCAGTACGGAAAATATTTTGATGATGTAATGATTAGTGTACATCATGAATATGCTGATATAGAACATTTAAAGAAAGTAGCTGATATAGTTTATAAGCAAGGACCTGTTGTAAATGCAATGGTATTAATGGACCCGTTTGCTTGGGATAAGTGTATAGATATAGTAAAACAATTACGTACAAGTAAATATAGATGGTTTATAAATGCAATGGAAGTTATGCACACTACTATTGATTATACACCAGAACAATTAAAATATATAAGCAAACCGGTAAAGAGATTTCCTAATCCTATATGGATATTAAAAAAATTAAAAAACTTAAAACGTGATCCTAAAGTTGTGTTGGATAACGGCAAAACAAAAACTGTAAATAGAAATTGGATTGGATTAAACAAGCAAACTAATTTTAAAGGTTGGTTATGTAACATTGGTGTAGATAATCTTTACATTGATAAAGACGGTAGAGTTACAGGTGCGTGTAGAACAGTACTATTTGAAAATTACAATATTAATGATGTAGATTTTATAGAAAAATTTAATCCGGCAATCAAACCTAAGATATGTGATATGAATTTTTGCGGATGTCAACCTGAACAGTTGTTAGATAAGATTAAAGTAGTATCTTTGTAAGAGGAATGTCAGCGGCACAAGTACACCATTTACGAGTACATGTTACCCATTCTTCAGGCTGTTCAAAACTACCTTCGTAAATATTACCTAAACTTCCTCCAACTCGACATGTTGCTCTATGCACTTCACCGTCCCAATTAATCATTAGACTTTGCACACCTGCGGCACAGCTCCATCCTTCGAACCCATTTAAGTTTTCTTTAATAATATCATTAGCGTGTTTTAATTTAGTATCGTCGATAAGACAATTAGGCAATGCAGTTGCATTAGTTTTTAATATCCATTCTAAGTCTTTTGGGTCATAACGCATGTCGTCAAACCAATCACGATTATCTGCTTCAGTCCAACGTATACGTCTAATAACATACGGTATGTTATGACCATGAAAACGTGCAACAGCTTGTTTGACGCGATCCATATGTTCGTGATGCGCCATTACATTTACTTGGAACGGAATTCTTTCTAAATTTTCATTATGCTGACCAAACAGCATAATATTATCCATAGCACGTACCCAAAGATCATTATCAAAGTGTATGCTAAAAACATAATGATCAACAGGTGCTTCGGCATACCATAACGGTTTACGTAGTCCGTTTGTAGTTACATTAATCCAGTCTAATCTTTGTCTTGCATGTTTTATTAATTCTTCAAAGTCTGGGTGTATACATGGTTCTCCGCCAGTAAAACTTACACGTACAGGCTTATCTAATTCTGCAAGTGCATCAACGGTGTCTAACAATACTTTGATATTAGTATGTGGTGAAAAGTTATCATGTATTTCAGCAGGGCAATATCCACAGTCTAGGTTACACCTTTTGCCAAGATTCCATTCTACTTTAATAGAGTTTTGATGAGGCCATTTTGATTCTACTTTATACATAAAATTTAAACTCAGGATTGGCTGCGAGGAAATTTTGATTACGTGTTTTATCTAATCTTTTGTTAAATTCTATACAGTCCTGCCAGTGTGAATCGTACATACATTTTGCTTCTAAAAAGTTTATATTGTCTTGTATTTGTTGCAGTGTAACTTTTTTAAGTAAATTATTTTCTTGTATTACTTTGTAATTAAGTACTTTCTCTTTCATATCTTGTAAGTCACTTATTACTTTTTTCTTTAGTTCAGGAGGTAATACTTGTGCAGATAATGACATAGGATAGTTTACTCTATGTGAATAAAATATAATACCCATATCATTTAAGAAGTAATCTATAACATCACAAATTTGTAAAATGTTATTTGCTTGTACAGTAAACGCACCTACTACTCTGCTTACATTAGGAAAACTCTTAAACACTTTAATGTTTTTTTCTATTTCACTAAACTTGCCGTTGCCTCTAATGTATTCATATACATCGTGTATGCCGTCTATACTTACATTTACAGCAACACTTTTAAACTTAGGCCAATAGTCATGTATAGTGCGCCCGCCTTTTATGCCTAGTGTAGTACCGTTTGTAGCATACTTTATTTCTATATTTTCACCATATGGCGCAAGCATGTCTAGTATCTTATAATGGTAAGGATCCATTAACGGTTCACCGCCTGCAAACTCTACACGTCTAAAGTAAGGTAACAGCTTTTCAAAACTTGACCACCAATTGTCCGAGTTATCAAACGGACCAATATACTGTCCAGGTTTGTCAACTAATGCATCAACTGTAGGAATAAGATAATTGTTTTCTTTTTTATAAAATTCTGTAACTTGATCCCAGTCTTTCCAACTGGTTGAATCTAATGGATTACACATACGACATTTTAAATTACATAAATTGTTTAGTTTTATTTCCATTGTAGGAAGTTCAAATGGCATTGTATAATCTTCTTCTAATGCATCTAATGCATCAGGGTATAAGTTTGCCCTAGCTTCTGGTATAACTCCTGCTATATGACGCTGTCGTAAGCTCTCTACGCCTTGATCTTCTAAGTCAAAACACGGCTTACACACATCTGGGCGTTCGTTATTAAGTACTTGCCTGCGAACTTCACGCATGGCATCACCGTTCCATACTTCTTCTAAACTTTCTTCCTGTATCCAACCAATAGGTTGACTACGACAGCATACTTTAATAGCACCGTCTTCTCTTGTAGCAAGTCCTGTAAAAGGATGCATACAAAAAGTACAACTCTTAGGCATTATCTATTCCCCACTGCCGTTCTTTGCACCAAAAACATTCTCCACATTCTGGAACCTTATTACCAGGTGTATATGTTTTATAATCTAACCCTTCAAACTCACCTTCGCAACTTCGAGTAATATTCAACAAATCTTCAATACCATGTTTATAGTATTGTCTTATGATCCAATCTTTTTTAGTATACACGAAAGGATGACATATGTCAACACCATTATGAACAAAATGCGGAGCAATATGTCCTTCGTCACGTTCTGCAACCTTGCCTGGAATATCAATATCCGGATTCATATTTACTCCAGCATACAACGCATCAAGATTATGTTTATTTGCAATATACTCGTTATAGCTTCTTAAAATTATTCTGTTACCAGGCTTTAGTTTGCCGTATTCATCTTCAATTAAAGTAGTATTAGGTTCTTCCATTTCAGGCGGCACTAAGTTTCTATGTACATAGAAGTTGTTATCAAAGCGGTATCCAAACCAATCTATTACTTCGTTAGCAATGTATTCTTGCCACGGTCTTGTACGCCATAATCTTATTTGATGGGTAAAGTGAATATCTGCTTTGGTATTACTGCAAATTAAGTATGCAAGTAATGCACTATCAGCACCTCCACTTATACTAATTCCAATACGATTCCAAGCAGAGTTTAAGTATAGATCCATAATATTATTTACCAGGAAAAACACGCAGTTAACTCAGAAGCGGTAAATACTTTATGCTTGAGAAAACACCATATAGTACAATATTAAGTAATATTGATATAATTCTTGACAAAGGAAAGCACGATCTTACAGAACCAACCGGAGACTTTTTTTACGATCCTTGGAAATTAAAAGAAGAATTTGTTGGAACTTGCTGGGATAGTGTACTAAAAAGTTTGCCTTCTGGAACCGGTCAAGCACGAGTTATAGTTTTAGAGTCGCCAAGTTGT